ACTTAAGATCAATGCGAGGATCTCTACCTATACCCGAATCATTAGTGCCAATCACTGCTCTTGCTTTAGCATCAACAGTTGCACCACCACCGCTGATAGTAACTTTTGCTCTTGTGTATCCAGCACCGTGTACAACATGATTATACGCACCACTGTCTGACATACGAATTCTTACTAGCTCACCAGTTGCCGAGTCAATATCACATACTGCTCGAGCTCCTGTGCCTGTTCCACCGATAGTAATATTAGGATTCGATGTATATCCAACACCACCATCAGTAATAATAATACTAAGAATTTCACCAGAGACTGCAGCATCTTGCACTTGTTCTTGTTGCAGCTGAATACCAGTAGAGTTAGAATCAGTCAATGCTTGTTTTTGTACAGGCATAAAGTTAGAAGACATAAAGTCATTGGCTCTTGCTGCACTGATAGTATAGAGGAATTTCCAGACATATCCATCAGCAAGTCTGAATGATTTTAGATTAGAACCAGTTGGCTCAACAGTAGAAGGAACAGCAACACCAAATAGATTTCTACCAGTCTCAAGACACATATAAACATGATTATTAGAATTCATAACATAGTAAGGATTCGCTGGATAACCCGCTTGCAAATCATCAAATTGTGAGTAAATTTGACCACTTGACCAGTTATTACGAGGAACAACTTGAGATACACCTTCAATTTTCTTTACAGCTTGAAGGCTATTTTGAAATTTCTCAATTTCGCCTGGCGTATTGACCGGAATAGGAACAGTATCTTGGCTATCCCACTGCTCGGAGCGGCCGATACCAGCATAGTAATCAGCAGTACCAAGCACAAACTGATCGAAGAAATCTCGAGCAATAAGTTGTTTAAGTTCATCTGTAATAATAGCTGGCATTTCTTATTTCCTTAATATAATGCGTTCCATGTTGCTCCATCCCAAAATACTGGGTATGGTACTGATCCACTCTTACCTGCAGGGTCCCAATTAACACCGTCTGCTGTCGCAAACATTCCTGCTCTTAACCCTAGATCTCCGATCATGTCTGAGTCTGGTAACCTATTTACAGGTCTTTGGTAGATTACATCGTTAAACTGTCTTACTGTACCAATAGCATGTGCTGAATCACCATCGATAAAATAAGTTCTACCAGTCTTAGTATTATGGAAGATATTTCCAGCAGCAGAATCTAATCCTGCTGCAGCATTTGCTGTCCATGTTACTAAAGCACCATCATACTCATATACAAATGTACCTGAGCTATCTAGCCAATAAAGTCTTTCTGGATTATCAGGCTCAAAAGCAATGTTACTAATTGTCATGCCGCCTTGACTCCAAGCGCCATAACCGTATGGTACAGGACCTACGAATCTTTGTGTTCTGCTATCAGAAGATAGATCAAATGTGATCTGAGTGGTTGGATCAAGAGAAGTACTATTGAATTGTGAAGTCTGTAAAGTTAAGCTAGCGCCTACTTTCCTAGCATAAATCTTAGTACCATTAGGCCACTGATCCCAGAATCCAGAACCATTAGCATTGCTGTTGCTTGCAAGTATTGCTTGGCTTGTCTGATTTATATTATAAACGAGAGCCCAGCTACCAATGCCTCCAATAGAACCATTAGATTGTCTAACTGCAGTGAGAGTATGCTCTACTCCTCCACTGATAACAAACCCGATGACCATAAATCCAATATCATTATCACCATCAGTTGAAGCAAATTGAGCAGTGTGTGTATAGTCTTCATATGTGTCGAATGAATAGAAACCAGTTGCTGAGGTTGTGTTAACTGGCTGTTCAATTGTATTAGGACCAGAGTTATACACCCAAGCACTTGCATCTGAAGGTACTGCAGGGTAAACACCAGGAGATGCTGACCAGTGTGAAAATCTTCTCCAAGTGTTAAATACATCTGCAAGTGTAGGTGCATCAGCTTGTTCTTCAAGAACTTCATCATAGAATTCTACGAATTTATCATTCACTGAGAATAAATTAGTTCTCTTCAATGTTCTTGTATTATTGTCTTGATACAAGAGCATTTCACCTGCCTGACCAATAGGTATCTGCTTATTGACCGCGCTATCAGCAAAAGCTGATGCTTCTGCAGAAGTAGCATAATCATTTGTATTCAATGAAATTCGAGCATCTACCTGAGATTGGTTGAGACCACCAAATGAAATTTCAGTATCGTTAACATCATATATTTTAAGAGAAGCTCCAGCTTGTTCTGCTTTGAGCTTAACATCTCCAAGATAAATTGTACTGCCTGATAGATATAGATCTTTGAATCTGTTATTTGAATCGCCAATATCATATGTACTATCAGCAAGAGGCCTAATTCCACCGGTGTACAGGTGGCCACCGATATAAGCATCTCTAAATTTGAGTGAGCTTGTACCAATATCGACTGAGCTATCAACAGTAGGTCTTAAGAATGGTGTAGTAAGATTTCTTGCACCCCATTGCACAGCACTATCGATAGTATCGAATGCTATTGGCATACCTATCAACGGTTTGATTGTGGCAGAGTCGATAAGAGCTTTTACTCTACCAGAATCAAGAATGCTTGGCTTATTTGTTAAAAGATTATAATTATAGCTTTGCCTTAGTTGAACCCAACCAGAATCTACCATATCATATAATTCAACAGAGTCAACGCTATTTACATCAATCAATCTTAATACGATGCCAGAATCGAGATTCGGTAGTGTAACTCTTGCTTGAACATATGAAGAGTCAATCAATTGAATAACTAGAGCAGAGTCAACTGACAAAGCTGCTAATTCAGCAGAATCAATAGAATATTTTCTAATAAGATCAATAGCGATGTTAGAATCAATCAGTTCACCGCCATTATTTTTAATACGAACAATTGCGTTTCTGTTAATATCTGATGTAAGTGCTACAGTACCACTAGCATCAGGTAAAAGAACCGTTCTATCTGCAGTAGGATCAATGACACCAAGTTGTGTCTCATAAGAATCAGCAGTAGCACCTTCAAACACAATATAAGGACCGTTTACAGAATCACTTGCAAACTGTATCCCACTAAATGATGATGAACCGCCTGTTGCCAGTGTTAAACTGGCTACATCGTTGTACAGTTCTTGGAAATTATCGTTAATCTTTCCTCCGGCGGTTCTTAGATCGTCGCCGGTTCCGTCATTTCCAAAGGTACCTGTGTTTATTATTTTACGTGGCATCGCTAATCCTACAAAATAGATTACTGTTATTTATAATAGTTTTACTCACCTGCGCTATCATATCCGATATATCTTACTTGGTCGAAGGTGTTAATTGTGCTAGACATCCTCATTGCCTGGCTGATGTTCTGAGCATAACCAGATGTTACGTAACCAGACTGTGCGTAAGTTCTAACATTGAGGTATGCATCAAATGTAAGATCATATGCACCGAATTCTTTAATGTCTTTGTAGTATGTCATCAAGATATTGATAGGTGTATTCAAGCCATACAGCTGAACTGTTCTGTATGGATTCATTCTTTCTTCTGCATTATCAGGTGATACACTAAATGGATGACCTGTAGTCAAAGATGAATCATCTGGGTGAGCAATTGCAATTCCGCCCTTATCATCTGGAATGAGAAGTGTTACATCACCAGAAGTATATGGTTGATATGGGAACGGTGTTTGTGTAAAGATGTCTTCGATATCTGCTCTTGGATCGAAGAAAGATTCCGCGGTTGTAATACCAACAATACCAATACCAACAACTTCTACTTGTGATGCCAAATAAAATCCAGATGGATGAACAAATTTACGATACAGAGTTTCCCAAGTGTTAAGTGAAATAGGAGTCTTAATCATGGTAGAGAATACTTGATACTCTTTGCCATTTTGTAAAACTTTGCCATAATCATACCCTAGATTATGGCCTTCTACTCCGACTGTAAAAATATCTTTTTTAGGATATAGAATCTCTGCTGTTTCATCATAAAACCCTCTAAAGAAACCATCCCCAGAATATTGAGTACCCTTAACTCTAAAGAAATTACCCATATTCTTAGCAGCTTCACGAGGAAACGTGAACTGGCCATGAGCAACACTAAGACCAATTTCATCTAAAAGAAAATCTAATCTTGCAAGAGTAGTGTCTTCAACATCTCTAACTGTAGCGACTTCATTGATGATACCGCCCCACTGCTCATCTGAATCAAGATATTCATAGTATTTCTCCAGAAAATTAACGAGATTAGGATATGCTTCTGCATAATGCTCAGGAAGAGCTTCAGTAACCATACTTTTTCTAAAGTTTGGTTGAAGTCTATTATAATCTCTTAGGGTTTCTGAATTATCAAATCTTGACATTATAGAATTACTTCAAGCGATGTTGTTTGTCTATCTGGTTTTGCTGTCGATGAGGATTGAGATCTATCAAGTGTAAGTATGTAATTTCTAAGAGGACGAACAGTATTCTGGTTTTGTGGAGTTACTGCAAATTTTAAGTAATCTACGCCTCCAGTTACTCGAGAAGGATTTAGATTTGATATACTAATTGTTCCGTCATCCGCACTATATTGTCCACAGTTATCTAGCAGGACAACACCATCTAAATCTACAATTTCAAGGACTGTACTATTCAGTCTATTTTTAACCTGTGCTACAATGTTGCTTCCGCCTGTGAAATAACTAAAGGTTGTCGATTGTACTCTATAGAAAACATCATCAGGAGTAGCTATTTTGCATGGGAAAGATAAGTCAAATACATTTTCAATACCAGTAGTTACATTTTGTCTCATTTGAACTTTTATGTCAATGGTGGTTGACAGAATCGAAGCATCGAGTGCATCAATTTCAGTGAGCATATTAGATTTTCTAAACACTCTATCAAATGTATTCAAATTTGTATTGAAGTATTTAACGATATACTGGTAAATATTCTCTTCAGTTTGAGCTAGAGTGTTGCCAGTCAATGCAGGATCAAAATCAAATTGAACATTGCATTCAAGCCACACATAAGTAGGATCTACAAACTTAGGAGTCATTGACATGACAGCCAGATTGCTAGTATAGTTTGTAGTGATAGCGTCTTTCACTTTTTGTTGAACAGCTGAAGAAATTCCAGGCTCAAAATTAAGAGACATGTATACTGCACCATAATCAATAGGAACGTTTTGATCGCCACTCCACACAGAAGCGTCTCTTACTTGAGGAAAATTAGTTTCAATCATTGCTTTATAATCAAGAGAAGTAACAAGTCTTTTCTGAGAAGCAAACGCAATAGGAGCAAGTTGACGAATTGATTCGATAGTTTGTTTATCAGCTCCACCAGATGACTCGACTGCCGTCACTGTAATAAGAGAATAATCTACTCCATTGATAGTAATATCTGATGTAGGTATAAAAAGAGTA